ATGCCGATTATGCCACAAGAGGAAAAATTGGTGACCTTACCTACAGATAGTTCAAAAACGTGCAGAGCACTGGACTTTGTTGCCCTAGCTTTTACAAATTTTCAACGAGCATTTAGGAACGCAATCGAAAAGGGCCAGATCAGTCCACACCAAGGATTCATGACATTCCCAGAGGCAAAAAAGGGCTATATGTCTCCAACTAGCCATTACATGGAGTATCGTACTGCGCTATTTGAGTTTTTTATTGAAAAAATAAGAAAGAACAAGGAAGCAAATGCTAAGATTGATAGTTTCGAGACTTTCGTGCCATATTTGGACGAGTTCATATATGATTCTGTAACCAAGGCCCCATTCACCTTTAGTTCTTACATGAGGAGTAAATACAGTTCACCACACATGACGGGCTTGGCTATAGACTTGCTTGAATTGGACGCATCAGCGGACGAAAGGAAGGTTTCTATGGTTTATGATAATCCGAACTACCCATTTTATGAAAATATGGCTTTACAGTTTGGTTTTAGTATTGACAAAAACGTCCCTTGGCGCCTGATCGCCGATCTCCGCTCACCGGCCATGAAGCGGTACATGAAACAGTTTGGGTATGAGACTGATATGGACGTAATAAAGATGTGCTACCGAAGCTCATGGCTGTCAGGCTACAACAATTTCAAATCACTGTACGTTATATACTACAACTCCTTTGTACAAAACAATCGCAGTATTGCAAGGCCCCATATGAAGAAGGATGGCAAATATATTGGAAAAAAGACTTTTAGAAATCCCAAAGATCTGGTAAAATTAAATATTGATTACGGAGAGGAGTGGTTTTTGGAAAAGTATGCTTTGATAAGAAACGCAGAAGAGGGTTATCCACTGTCTGATTCCCGAGTTAAGCAAGTGGCCAAAAGAGCCAATAAAATAGGCAAAATTAAAGGCAAGGCGCGCTGTCTTGAGATGATAAACAAGAACATAGTAGACACCTCTCGCCGTTCCGGCTCGCATTCTGAAAAGGTGCGAATTATGCATGAAGACCGTGAAAAGCAGGATCTAGAAGCACTGAAAAAGCAGAGAAAACCGGGATCCATGAAATATTAAAAAAATACTTGACGCGTCGATCAAAACTGGTTATACTATAGTAAATAAAGATAGGTAGGTGTGTGTGCTATTTCAAGCGCTCGATAATAAACAAGAATGTGTTGGTGTATATACCAATGGTCGACTAGTATTCGACGAGCTTCCAGCAGGGCTCACCAAAACTTGGTCGTACTCTGCATTTCTATCAGAGTATGATATTGAATACGCTAGTTTATACTGTATGGGTCAAGATCTAGCGGACGTTTGTCCTGAAGACCTGAAGGAAGCGTGGACTTCCCTTTCAGACAGGATGCGCGCCTATTTGCGTTCATTTGTGACATCCGGGGTTTCCTTGGATGAAAACTGCTTTTTTGATTTGGTGCCTCAAAGGTACTTGATGGAGTTTTGTGAACTTAAGAACAAGATCTCAGAACATGTGCTGGAAACAACCCCAAAACCAGAGAATTACGAACACCTCCTGTCTGTGACCAAACTAGTCACAGAGATTTCTAATCAAAAGCTAAATATCGAGCCTTCCAACATTAGGCACCTTCGTGCAAACCTACAGGCCCGCAATTTTCTTAAAAAGCTCAAACACACAACACCATATTGCAAGTATAATGTTAATGGTACAAAAACGGGCAGACTTACGACCAATCCTAATGGCTTCCCTATTTTGACACTCAAAAAGGAGCACCGCTCGGTAGTACAGCCCAACAATGATTGGTTTATTGAACTAGACTTTAACGCCGCTGAACTCCGCGTACTACTAGCCCTAGCAGGTAAGCCACAGCCGACTATAGATATTCATAAGTGGAACACTCAGCACGTTTTTGGAGGCCAAGGCTCAAGACCCGAGGCCAAGAAACGCGCCTTCGCATGGCTGTATAATCCAGACTCTGAAGACTATAGGATGAGTAAACTATACGAGCGAGAATCAGTGTTGAACAGACACTGGGACGGTAAACAGGTGAACACTCCGTTTGGTCGAACTATTGCGTCGGATCATTTTCATGCCCTAAATTATATTGTGCAAAGCACCTGTGCGGATATGGTATTGGAGCAGGTATGCAAAATCCGGTCTCTATTGGCCGGCAGACGCTCCACAATCGCCTTTGTGGTTCACGACAGTGTAGTGCTTGATTTTGCCGATGAAGACCGTCAGGAGCTAATGACGATAGTTAATGAATTTTCTTCTACAAGATTGGGCAAATTTATGGTAAACATTAGTGCAGGTAAAAACTTTGGCAAGTTGAGGGAGTTGAGAGTTAATGGATAAGATTGTCGGCCTAGGCTCCGCAGGCGTCAAGATCGTGGACGAGTTTAAAAGATACCCGCAGTATTCGGGATATTACATAGACCCAGAGGTCAAGGGGCTGAAGAAAGATGGTATTTACACTCTTCCAGTGCAACACTCACCGGAGGAGTACGAGAAGAATTGTCCTTCAGTGAAGAACTTCCTTAAGACCGCCACTCCCGCACTAACTATGGTACTGTCAAGCACGGGGAAAGTCTCCGGCGCCTCACTTGCCATTTTAGAGCAAGTAAGAGACCGCGACATTGGCCTCATTCTTGTGAACTCCGATGAACGGCGTCAAACTGATCACGGGCGCCTTCTTGGAAGATCCACTTTTGGTGTGTTACAGGAATACGCCCGATCCGGCCTTTTTACAGATATTAGCCTGATCAGCAACAGTGCCCTAGAGGATATTGTTGGTGAAGTCCCAGTTATAGGTTATTATGATGCACTGAATGCGCTCCTAGTGAACACCATCCATATGACTAACGTTTTCGAAAATTCGGATCCTGTGATCTCAGACATAGGGGAGACACCAGATAATTATCGAATTTCTACCTATGGCATCGCAAGTCTAGATGAAGAAAGTGAAGAAAAACTGTTTTTTCCTCTTGACAATATCCGCCAGATGAGATATTATATTGCTATCAATAAGAAACAGCTTGAAGAGGACAAAACCCTAAACAAGAGAATTAATCAGTTTCTGGAATCCTCCAGAGAAACAGGAATTGACGTTTTTTATGGCGTTTATTCTACAAATTATGACAAAAATTATGTATACTGTAAAGCATACACTAATCAAGTTCAGGAGAGCAAATGATCGTTTATACTGGTACCTTTACTAAGGCCGATGGTTCGGCCCGCACCATGCATTTCGCAAGGCTAACAGACCTCCCCGATGAGTTTCTGTCTACCCGCGTAAGAGGTGGAGAGGTGTCTGAAGCACGCACTAAGGCAAGGACTAAAATGCTTGCGGAAGGCAAGGAAACTGTGTGGGATCTAGAGGCCAATAATTTCCGGGTATTTAACTGGAATACAACAGTCGATGACGTGTGTGAAGAAGAAGTTGAGGAACTAAACTTTTTTGAAAATAATGCTTGACTTTTTAATAAAGCGGTGTTATATTTAATAACAGAGGATCGGGATATTAGCCGATTCTACTATAGCCAAGAGCAAAAAGGAGAAATGTAAAATGGCAATTGATATGAAGGCAATGCGCGCCAAACTAAGCGCACTAAAGAACGGGGGCCAGCGTAATGTATTCTGGCGCCCACAAGACGGAGACCAGACGGTACGTATCGTCGCTCCCGAGGACGGAGATCCTTTCAAGGATTTCTATTTTCACTATAACGTAGGAAACAACAGTGGCTTCCTATGTCCTAAGAAGAACTACGGTGATGATTGCGCCGTATGTAACTTCGTCCGTGCCTTATATGATGAGGGCACTGAAGATTCCATCAAGATGGCAAAGTCCCTGACAGCACGTCAGCGATTCTTTAGTCCTGTCGTCGTTCGCGGCGAAGAAAAAGATGGTATTCGTATTTGGGGTTATGGCAAGACCGCATACGAGACTCTTCTGAACTTGGTGCTTAACCCTGATTATGGGGATATCACCGATGTGGATGAGGGAACCGATCTCACGATCAACTATGGAAAGCCTGCAGGAGCCTCGTTCCCGCAGACTAAGATTCAACCTCGCCGTCGCACTAGCGCACTGGTGGAAAACCCTGAGCAAATGGCTGAGATGCTGAACAACATCCCTGAATTTGAAGCTCTCTTTGAGAAGAAGAGTTCTGCGGATGTCGAAGCTCTCCTAGACGCCTTCTTATCGGATGACGAAGATGCCGAATCGCGTTCTAGTGAATCTGTTCGCTATGGTAAGTCTGAAAAGGAAACCAACAGTGTTGATGAAGCTTTTGACCAGCTTCTAGCTTAACGGCCGCGCCCACAGGGAGGCATAGGGTTATCAGGTGCCTCACCCTTATATTTAATTAGTATCAAAATCGCCAGTTTCAGGAGTATTATACTGTGCCAAGGAAAAAGACGGCCCGCGCAGGCAAGATGTCTATCACAGACATGCGCAATATTATTAATAAAAAGGCCGGCATGGAAGTCGCCCACGATCTATCCGGTGACAACCCTACAGAGGTTAAGACTTGGATTCCAACCGGCTCACGTTGGCTTGATTCGATTGTTTGTCGCGGAACCCGGGCTGGAATTCCGGTTGGCAAAGTAACAGAGATTGCTGGCCTAGAAGCCTCTGGTAAGTCTTTCTTAGCGGCACAAGTCGCCGCAAATGCCCAAAAGATGGGTATTGATGTAATCTACTTTGACTCAGAATCAGCTATTGACCCGGCCTTCCTTCAACGCGCTGGGTGTGATGTAGACACCCTATTGTATGTGCAAGCAACATCGGTCGAGTTCGTTCTAGAAACGATTGAAGATCTGCTAGCGAATAACGAAAACCGAATGCTGTTTATTTGGGACTCGCTAGCTCTGACTCCTGCTATTTCGGATGTTGAGGGCGATTTTAACCCTCAATCCTCGATGGCTGTCAAGGCTCGGATTCTCGCCAAGGGTATGAGTAAACTTACGGTACCGATTGCGAATTCGCAGAGTACATTTCTGGTCCTAAACCAACTTAAGTCCAACATTACTCGCTCGCCATCAGAAGCCCTTGTCACGCCTTATATGACACCCGGCGGCAAGGCTATGATTTATGCATATTCGCTTCGAATCTGGCTCACTCGCAGAAAAGCCAAAGCTAGTTTTCTAACAGATGAAAAAGGCTTTAGAATCGGCTCGGAGGTAAAGGTAAAGTTGGAGAAATCCCGCTTCGGTACTCAAGGTCGACAATGTAATTTTAAGATCTTATGGGGAACTAATGATGTGGGAGTTCAGGATCAAGAATCGTGGTTTGAGGCAATTAAGGGTTCAGACAACATCAAGCAGTCAGGCGCGTGGTATACTCTAGTATATGACGATGGGACCGAGGAAAGATTTCAGGCGTCCAAGTGGACCAAGAAGCTTGAGGATAAGAAGTTCCTTGCAAGGGTTGAACAGATCATGGACATCGAAGTTGTCCAGAAGTTTGATAAAAGAGAAGGATCCGCTGAAGAATTTTATGGAAATTCTGAAGAAACTGCTTGACAACCGGTATCTAGGTGCGCTATACTAATAATATAAGGAGAATCAAATGCCACACATGAACATGCCAATTTTAGCCCTACTCGGGTTGCTGACTTCGGGTTGTGCCGCACATGGGCACACTAGGGTCATGTACGCACCACCAGCTACAACGGTTATCGTAGAGCGTCATGTGCCAGTACAGACAACCGGGATCCGGTATCACTACGTTTATAGCAATACTCGATGGGTCCGTCACTCGGGGCCCCCACCGGCTGGAGTGCGGTACCATCGCCATCCACAGCATCGAAACTCGGTAATCGTACATCGCAGCACGACTTCTCGTCCCACTGCGCGCCCAAGAACGGTTCATCGTGCAACTACTAACCGGCCCC